GCTGTGTGATTTGTTTCGAGTTCATAAGATGTTGGATTATGTCATTAGGCGAATTGAGGTTTGACGGCACGTTATACCCCGCCCGCTGTAAAAACTGAATAGGATTCGCCTGTAACTGCTGAATCATCTGCATGGGGTTCATACCCATCAACGGATTAGTCCTCATCGTCACCGGCCTCCACTTCGATCAGCTTTTTCTTTGCTGGCTTTTTATCGGTCTGCGTCTTTAGCTTTTCTTTGATTGCGTCTATTTCGCTCCAGATTGCCCCAAGATCGCTTTTGAGTGCATAGGCGGTATTCTTATCACCATCCGTGCTATCCGCGATTGTAGGCGCGTTTTGAGCCGTTACAGGACTATCTTCCTTTACTAGCCTGTATCGCTCAAACGTGGGGCGGTCAAGCTGATTGAAGCCCATAGTTTTCACATAACAATACGGCGCATTCTCGTCTTTGAATGTTACGGAGTTTCCCGGCGCAACAGGATAGTTTCTCGCCTCCTGTTCTGACGGCACAAGCACAAATCCGCTCTGCTGGATTGCAGGCTGCTGCATCTGCTGAGACTGCTGTTGCGCGTTCTGCATCTGCTGGTTCTGCTGCATCATGGCCTGTTGCTGCATCTGCTGATAGTACGGGTTCGGCTGGCCGTAGTAATTCGGTTGATAGGGCGCGGGGAAGTAGTTTCCGTATGCCATTGTTAATCATCCTTTCGTTAAAACGTATTTATATAAAAAGTCGATTTTTGTTTAACTACAGTTATATGAAAAGTCACTTTTTGTACCATACAAACGCCACGGGTTCCGCTGAGCTATCCCAGACGTCCATTAAATTTCCGTCAATGATAGTTGCGACGTGCGTTCCCGTGCCAACCACGAAAACGCCGCGCGGATTATCACGGGCAAAGTCCCCGAAAGTGTAACAATCCGGGCAAGCTTCTGACAGATTGAAGCGGTAAAAGCCATGCTGACGGAGTACGGAACCGATTACGGAGTTTGAGTTTTGCAAATCGCCCATCGCAAATCCGTTGACGGCAAGCATCACGTATGCCGTTTCCCAGTCCACGCCGAGCGCGGCAGACACCGCTCTGACAGCGCAATCACCGACGCGCCTTGCTAAAGGATTCGGATTGTATTCTTTCCACATCTTTCTGCTCCTGTTCGTATGCGCTTCTTGCGCTAAAACCAATCATCATTAGCCTAGCAATGTACTGTCCCACAATTTTCATCTCTTTGGATGTATCATACAAAAAATAAAACCCGCAGGCGATAAATCCTACGGGTGCTTTTTGTGTGTATTTCGTGTAATTTTCGCAAAAAAAATGATTTGAGCCACAGCCGAAGCCGTGGCCCAAACCAAAAGGAGGGTACAAAATGAAATGGAGAATCCTATTAGTATAATACAAAATAGATTGCCAGTTGTCAACCCCTACTACAAGAACTTAAAAATTTTATTTTGAAGCTTGTAAACAATATTTTTTGTTTGGACAACTGACAGCCCAAACTCTTCCGCCAGAGCCTCATACAATACGCCATCAATAAGACGGCGCTTTAAAATTGCACGATCACGCTCGGAGTGGATATATTCATCGATCAAATATGCTATGTAGCTATTAGTATATTCCTTCAAAATATCACCCACGCCGATCAGACCTGTACTGCATACGCATTATTTACTAACCTTGATTCTTCCGGTGCCGTTGCACATATTGCATTTGCGATAGCCGCTGTTGCCGCCTGTTTTACGGGTTCGGCGCGTTACCTTCTGTCTGACTTTCGCCATAGTTTACATCTCCAATGCCAGCAACATAAGCGTCACCTTCGCCTGTGTCAACTTCCTGCCAAACGCTTTCATCAACAAACTGTGCTTCATAGTAGATAACGCCACCAACAGTCGCCGCCCAAAGGCAAATAGAAACAAGAAGAGCAATCCACAGCCGCTTGATCGTTCGTTCCTGCCGTGCCATTGCAGATTCATGTACAATATACGGCACCACTGCACGGCTCTCTTTACAGGTCTTACAATCCATTCTTACACCCCAAAAATCAATTTGATAAGAGTGGCGATAACACCGGTTCCAATAGCGCCCAAAAGCCACATGATTTGCCCCAGTTTTGTCTCGATGACCGCCAACTGTGTGTTGTCGTTTGCTAACTTTCTGTTGACCTCTTCCATGGAGCCGTCACACTCCTGCCGAGTGACGAAAATCTCTTTCAGCCTATCAATATCTTCACGATCAATCATTAAAAAACCTCACCCCGCTTGTTATCATAATAATAACAGACGAGGCGAGGCTTGTAAAGATTTTATTTGAGCATATTATAACAAGCGGTTTGGGAATTGTAAAGTATTTATTTTAGTTAATAAGTAACCGTCACATCTCCTGTATCAGCCCAAATTGTATTATCGCCTAACAACGTCGTAACCTCCGTAGGCGCGAGATCGTAGACGATGGGAGTGGCGAGTTTGTAGACGAGTTGAACGCCAGACATGGCAGTCTTGAAGTCAGCGGTAGTCATTGATTCTCTCTGAGCGTCGTAGACATACACATCAGCCTCATTTTGCTGTAGAGAGATGCCTTGCTTGCCCGTATAAGTGTTATTGGCAGTTTCGGTTTTGTATGCACTACATAGCATCGGCGCAACGATATTCGGCGATGAGATGCGCTCAATATCTGTAATGCTTGTCCGAAAACGGGTGCGTCCGGCGGCAGTTGAGGGACGCCAGTTTTTAGCCCCCAAATCCACCATCGCCCTATCCACCGTCAGCTTGCCCGTGGTCACATCAAGCGTGCCGCCGTAGACCGTGCCAGCTTCGGATGGGAAGGTGATGGAGTAGGTGGTAGCATCAGATGTGTCTGCACCGCTATGATAGACATTCGCCCCCGTCCATCCACTGATGGGGCAGATGTTGGAGTAGGGGGCATAGGTCGTAGGCGAAGAACCTTCTTCCAACTGAAAATGCGTAACATCAGATGGTGCAATCGTGTCAGTTGAGCTCGGATAGCCAGCAATGTTAAAAATGAGATAGGCAGCATCGCTCGGAGATTGCTTTGTTAGACCTACATTTACATTTGATTGCTCATTTGATGTGCCAAGATAAGCACCTGTTGAATCGTACCATACAAAACCTTGCCATCTGGTAATCTTTTCATCTGCGCTGACTGTGTAATAAGTGGATGGCTTGCATGGGATTTTCTCCGTAGCTATCCATCCATTACTGTTTACCCAGCCCCCATCTGCATACGCCCAATATCCTTGCAGAAAAGTACCGTTAAAAAGGTTCTTCCCACCCCCCGCAGGCCACGGATTCGCATAGCCGTGCAGGTCTTGTGTGTAGGAAATGTTGGCTATTAGGCTTTTAATAGCTCTTGCTCTTTTTGCGATAAAATGAACTATAGCTCCTGTAATCGTCTCATAAGCGCTATCGGAAATTTCAGCCCACCAATACTCTTCGCGCGTCAATACTACGGGAAGTTCCAGCTCTACTCCCGCCGCTGCCATAATGAACTTTTCAAGACGCGTTCGCGGCTCAAAAGTCGGAAGTGTACCGTCAATAATGTGCTGATAAAGCAGTTCCTTTCGCGTGATGGGCGTAGGCGTGTTTACATCTGCGCCTAATATTTTGAAGAGAAAAAGCTCTTCGCGTGTTTTAGGCGAGAAATCAACATTGCCGTTTGTTGCAATAGCGTTTAAGAGCTTTTCTTTTCTTGTAATGGGAACAATCATTTTTTAATTGTCCTCCTTTTGATATTCGGCATAAGTATAAGCAGCTTTGATGCCATCGGCAACCAGCTCTCTTTTACGCTCCAAGCGCCTTGCGTGTCGCCGGTCCGGTGATGCCATCAACAGCCAGTCCATGCCGGAGCTGATACTCCCGCACCGCCGCCTCGGTCACGGGACCGAAATCGCCATCGACCGCCAGTCCTGCGCCGTACACATTCAGTCGCTGCTGCATCCACTTGACATCATCGCCCTTGCAGCCCTTGCGGAGCGTCCGGGCGGGGACGGGGTAGGACGTTACAGCCGCCACGCCATAAATCTGGTTGAGGTCCACGTTGCCGGAGATGCCAGGCACCACGCCCTTGGAACTGTACTGCCAGCCCCAAAGCGGCTGAGTGGTGGTCGGCTTGTACTTCTCCGCCGGTGCCGCCCCAAACGCCACTGCCTTAGTGGAGGGATAGCGGGCGATCCAGAAAGGGCAGGAGAGCTGCTTCGTCTGGAGGACAGAATCATACCAGTATTTGCCACAGTAGACGCCAAACCCAAACCCGGCAGATTCAATCACCTTCTGCGCCGCCAAAATGGATGACGTCAGGGTGGTCTTGGCAGTGGGCTTGATGGACGCATCCTCCACGTCCCACCAAACCACTGTTCCAGGTGCGGCGTCGTACTTTTTTAGCAGCTCCACAACGGACTGTGCGGCCTTTTTAGCCGCCGCTTCCGTGGACTCGTAGACGTAGCGGTAGACGCCGTATGGGATGCCCTGTGCCTTGCAGCCCTTGATATTGGCGGCAAACTGCTTGTCCGCTGCCAGATTTTTCATGTTGATTTTCAGCACAGCGTGGCCGCAGCCGGCCCTTTTGACCTTCGCCCAGTCAATGGTGCCCTGCCACGCAGACACGTCAATGCCATAAATATTACTCATCGTGCAAACCTCCGTCAATAAAAGGATCTCTCACCTCACCGCCCAGCAAGATCAGCAGGGCGGCCATTAGGAGCTTCATCTTTCCACCTCCGGCAGTCCGGCCACAGACGTGAGCAGGCTCAGCACACCAGCTAGAGCGGCGGCAGATGCTACGGCAATCCAGTTCACGTCACCCAGCAAGGCGGCGGTGCCGATGGTGGCAATGGCGGTCTGTGCCACTGTTTTAATGGCACGAATACCAGCGGCGGCAATCCAGTTCTTCCAATAGGTAGCGTTTTTCATGGGTATTTCGTCCTTTCTTTTGATTGTTTTCACGGGGTTCACACTTCCGCATCATGCGAATGCGATTGTGCCGGTAGCATCTACTACTACGGGGACATTGTTTGTAACAGCAGTGGCATTGCCGGATGTTCTCGCCAACGGATAGCCCCAGTTGATTCGCACCAGCAACCCATCTGAACGGATGGAACATGCCACCGACGTCACCTCTCCGGCACGCACGGGACTGCCGCCAGACCAAACGGACGTTTCGGCCAGCGGGGTATATGTGCCGCCGCCGCTCCCGGATCGTGCGTATGGATAACCACCGTCGGCGTGACGAATGGTGATGCGGAGTGCTGGGCAGCTCGGAGTGCCGGAGAGCACCTTTGATGTCGGGATGAAGAAGGCAACAACCTGTTGGGAGCCAGTTATATATCCGGTGTATATGCCATCAAATGATAACACAGATCCAGCTCCAATGCTTAATGCTGTCCCATTTACAGTAATCGTTTTACCGAGGATGTTGGTATCGTAGCTTTCATGGCCCACAACGCATACATTGTCGCTGTTGAGCCGAAACAGTCGGACCGGAGTACCAGATGTATTTTCCGCGAAAAAGCCGCGGTCGTTTCCAATATAGATGCCGCTAGGGGCATGAACTGTTGGAGTGGATAAGCCTCGAACGATATAGGCCGATCCGTCAACCGTCAAGTTCTTTCTGAAGTATGCGCCGTCTGTTCCCCGGTCATAAAGTACATCATTGATCGAATCAATTTCCGATTGCAAGTTGCCAGCCGCGTCTTCCGAAAGCTGGCCTTTCATCCGGTCGAACCATTCGGCAAACTGCTCCTGGCTCTGCGCCAAAATCTGGCTAAGGTCGATTTCTTCAACCGTGCCCACTACATATCCGCAGAGGCTACTATCTGGACGGGTATCAGAGATGTTCGCTTGGCTGATAGACGTTGCACCAGCCCCAACATAAATCTGTGCGAGGACGAGCTGATAAACTCCGTTTCCCCACTGTCTTTCTGTAGGAGACGGTGTATTGCCCGAATATTGGCCTGTAATGTATTTTAACACGATTTTACGGTCAACATCATTCCGCTCCACCGCAATGGTATCAATTCGGGGATATGTGGAGTTTGCCGGGGAAAGAGCAATCGTCTGGGGGCTGTTAAAAAAGCGCACTTTACCATCAACATTGGCATAGCCGCTCCCAACTTCTACTGCCATGCCTTCGGCGGCGGTTACAGCCAATTCGCCTTCAAACACGCCGGAAGTGAAAAACTTCCTAAGCCAGGTTGAAAAAGAATCAGCATCATAAACACGATCGCCGTTAATTGAATTGAAAAAAAATCCGTAATCGTTAGTTGCCATCAATCTTCCTCCCAGTTAATTTTTTCGGGCAACGGGGTGCCAAAAACAGGCTCAATCTGCATTTCGCCGTTTTCGTAAATTTCCGTTAGCTCCGTGATTCTTAATTCCTCGCTAATTCCCCAATCCGACTTTTCCACCGTGACAATGTCCCCCAAATCGTAATCTCGCCCGTAAACAAAATTGATTGAAGGTTCTGTCACGCACTCGAAAGATTTGGCTCGGGCGTTTTCTGCAAGTGCCTCTTCGCCCCTTTGGCGGAGTGCCGCTAAATATTCGGTGGTTGTAATATCATCCGGGGAAATGTCCGTCGCATTAACAAACAGCTCGCGTCTGGCCAATCCAGCACTTTCGTTATCTCCAACAATTACCACTGTTCTGCCTGCGCCTTCACCTTGTCCGCCAACGTATACAACATTTTTCAATAGCTGATCGTTATCCAGATACGTAACTTCCTTCAGGTTATCATATCGTTCCGAAAAAACGACTTGACTTCTATCGTGCTGAGATTTTGAGTGGTCAAGTCCTCGGAAAATTTCAAACGTGATAATTTTCCCCGTGAAGTTGGGCCGAAATCGGATTCCATAATTTGCGTACTGTGCGAGTTTTTCCTCGTAGGCCAGCAGATTTTTGTAGGTTGCCTGAAACTCAACCCGTTCTGTGTAACCGTGCGATGGCTCTAAAACAACGTGCGGTATAGCGACGACTCCGGACAAAAGTTGGCGCATCGCATTTTCTACGGTTCCGGAAAAGTTGACCGTCTGCTTGATTAAACGCCTATCCATATATGCGGGGAGAAAACGTCCGCTTGCCACAATTTGATTCTCATCAGATGCCTGTTTGAGTGAAAGACTTTCAATGATGCCAGCATCAACAGCACCACGGAACCAGACAAGCCGCCCAATTTTAAACAGCGTGATATTGTACCCAGTAATCGGAGCACATAGTTCAAACTCTCCCGGCTCATAATATTTTCTGCGCCATAACAAACTTGTCTGGTTTTCCAACAGGCCCACAAAATTTAAATCCGCATCATAAATTCTGATTTCCATTTATGCACCCTCGTACTTTAGCCGATAGGAAATTTCTACGGATAGGTTCTGTTCGCCTTCATCAGCGGAGTAGCCGATGGTATTATGCCCACGCATGAGGTGAATGAACTCGCTATCTTCAGAAATGTACTGGTTGACTTCCGTGGATTCCCCATTCCGGACAAGCCAGATGTGCTTATTGCCCTGATCGGTAGTAATAATTACCGTATCACCCCACGACAAAGAGAACGGAAATGCAGATGTACCAATCGTAATATGCTCATTTGATTCTACTCTTGTGATAGTCGGATTTGTGACTGAGCCGGTTGCCGTGATGGTAATTGTCATCCCGATATCATCAGATGCAATATCATTGATAATATCAACCAATCGTAGGTCAGACTTTGCGCCCAGTTCTTCGCCGGCAACAGAAAACTCATGCTCAAACTCGAACTGAGGCTCCCAATTCGCCATGCTGACAACAATGGGAGTTGGATCGTAAAAAAACGGGTCGGGGCATAGCAGGCTGACAGTGTACAGTCTTTTTTTGGGGGCCTCCTGCGCAATAGATTCCACATAGTATCTGATTTCTCGGGACTGGCCGTCTTCCCAGTATGTCAGGGTGCCCTCTGTGCCCTTCGGAAACAATCTGTAAAGCAAATCTCGGCTTTTCAGCCGATATACATTTTCCGGCTTGTCGGAGATTGTAAGCACAATGTTCCGTACGTTTGCCACGCTGCCTTGATAGGTGCCGCCGTCAATCATCGTGTTGTCGGAGATTACAACATTGTTTGATACGGAGTAAACCCCCTCCACGCTTGCCAGCAGAAAAGGATTAAATCTGCATTCGCCAAATGTAACAGTCATGCCATCGTTGTTGGTACACGTTATTTTTCGGGCCATATCATCATACCCTCCTCATAGATAATACCATATTTCGAGTGGCATTTCTAGTCTGTCTTGCAATTTCTGACGGACTAAGTTGTTTCGGAGACGTAATATATACGTTTTGGGTATAGCCACCAGCCCCGCCAATAGCCTCCCGGATATCCCGCATAAGGTTGTCCCGTCCATATACAATCTCGGCGCCAGCACCGTCCCCGAAGCCCTTAAATCCATCGGCAAATGGGATTACAGTCTGCTTGTCAAAAAGATACGGGCTGTTATATGCCTTGCGATACCAATCGATCTTGATTTTGGGCACGCCTTGAGATAGCCAGTCAATAGGGTTAGCAGAACCAGAAACGCTAAAATGAGGCAGCTTGATTTTTGGCAGCGACCATTTGAAGTTGAAAAAGCCCTTAATCTTTTCAACCATGCTGCTGACAACACTTTTGGCCGCTTCCAGCTTGCTCTTGATGCCGTTTTTAATAGCATCAAATACGCCCAGCACTGTGTTTTTGGCTGCATTAAATCCAGTTGAAAACGCGTTTTTTATGGTATTCACTACGCTTGTGACGGTTGTTTTAATGTTATTCAGCGAATTTGAGAAAATGCCCTTGATACCATTCCAAATGTTCGAGAAAAACGATTTTATACCGTTAAACACGCTAGAAACATTGTTTTTAACGGCAGTCAATGCCGTAGTAAAAACAGATTTAATGCCGTTCCAGATGGTCGAAAAATAAGCTTTTATGCCGTTCCAAATAGTCTTGACGATTTTCGCGGCGGATTTGCCCCATTCGCCCAGAGAATCACCAATGCCGCCAAGGATCTCCCCCACTGCATCGATTAGAGCGCTGTATGCATCGAAAATCCCCTGGACCAGCATCAAAATTAACTCAACGCCAGCTTCGGCCAGCTTCGGCGCGTTTTCGATAAAGGCATTGACCAGGTTCAGAATAATTTCGGGTATTCTGGAAATCAGTTCCGGAATGTTGGTCACAAGCGCCTCTGCGAGAGAAATAATTAAAAAAATCGCCGCATCAATCAGAGTGCTGATATTTCCGGGGTCTGTCAGTGCGTCGAACAAGGCAAAGATAATGTCAATCGCCGCCTGAATCATCATGTCTGCGTTTTCCCCCAGGAACGTAGCAAGCTGAGAAATTAGCGTTACTGCTCCATCAACAAGGCTACCGACATTTTCGAT